TTAGCAGGGCAACATATCCCTATAGTTCCAGTTTCTACCATTGTAGTTTCAGGTTTAGAACTAAAGTCACGACCACTCGCATTATCGTTAGAGTTCGACCGAGCATTGCTCAAATTCGAAGCGAACACACCCGTATTCGACCCATTACTCCAATTAAGCCCGACCAAGCAAGCCAAGCTAAACATATTGTTATGTTGCCCTAGATTATTCATTTAAAATTTCCATCTTCTTTTAGTTTTTTCATCCATGCACCTATTATTTTTCCTATTTCATCAACAAGTTTTGAAATAGCTAAATACCTATGCATGGATTCTATTTCTTTATCTTTTTTGCCATCTTTGAAAGAAAAGTATCCAAGTTCATTTGCTAGATATATTTGCATTCTTAATTTCTCATGGGTAACATCTAGTTGTGTTAAAGAGGTCTTTTTAAAGTACCTCTTTTGACACTCAGTTATTAAATCATATATTTCATATGCAGTGATTCTTATATTATTTGCTAATGCAAACTTTTCATATCTTGGAAAATGATTTAGATATATATTCAATAATTTAATCATTTCAAAATATCTATGATTTAAAACTGCTTCACTATTTGTTGCCATTAGATATACCGCTCACTATCGTTCACTATGACATCTTCACATTGTAAGAGGCACGACCACTCGCATAATCGTAAGAGAACGACCGAGCATTGCTCAAACTCGAAGCGAACACACCCGCATTCGACCCATTACCCCAACTAAACCCGACCAAGCAAGCCAAGCCATCTCTTAAAAATTTATATAAACCATCTGTACCGAATTCCGTTGTACCATTTACGCTTACTCCATTTACTAATGGCATATTAAGAGATGTTCTTTTATATGCTGCACTATTTCTATCTGTACTAAATCCAAAAACTTGTTCTGCTGCATTTCCAAATTTAACCCAAGTTCCTACTTCTGTATTAGATATTAAATCACTCAGGTCTATTACATCATAGAGATTTGTGTCGTATGCTCCGCCAGCTCCAAGAGTCACCGAGTCTGTTTGGATAGCTGCAATATTTACAGATTCTTTTAATATTAAAAATCCTAAAGCTGTAGTTCTTATAAATCCACTTGCAACTTCATACATATTTCCATTTAAATCAGCAACTCCACAAGCTTGACCATTGTGCGTTGTTTTTGCAAAGTTAGTTATAGCTCCTGTTTTTCCACAGTTGCTATATCCACTAGCTTCATAAACAACAGAAGCATCATTTGAATCTTTAAGGGCATTATTGTTACATCCCTTAGGTAAATATGGTGCAACATCTTTAAATGCACAAGTTGCAATAGTTCCAGCATCTGCGTGTGCTTTTGCTAATCTTGCTAAAGCACTATAAATAAATATCGAAGTTAAAAAGTAATTTTCACCTCTTGTTTTAACAGCTTTATATAATCCACCATTTGTATTAGTAGGAGTATTTGCTAAATTTCCAATTGGATTATGTAGCGTAGCAGTAGAGCATGGGTCAATCCCTGCTTTACTTGTAAATATTCCATTTACATTTCCACAAGTAAATTTATCTACTAAGACATAGTCCAGTTCGGTATTTGCGTTAATGAACATTCTGTCTAGTACATATCCATCATACTGAATGTTAGAAATTAGAAATACATTTACACTAGGCGGCATAATTTTGTAATAAAACTTAGGAATTGCAACCATAATAGAACCAGTTGAAGTAATCACATTTCCATAATTTGAATGAGCTTTGTCATAGTGTCCTTCCATTGGATACATACCTGTTGGGATTTGAGAAGAGGGAATCGCTCCTACTCCAAAGCCAATTGTTCCTGGCACACCAATATTATATAAATCATTTAAAACTACTAAATTTTCATGACTATTTATCAAAGCAGATGCTATTTGAGCACCTGTTAAATTTATCTTTTTTTCGTTTTTGTTTGTTATGTCAATTGGCATATTATCCCCTTCCTGTTATTATGAAATTATCTGAACTGATTATTATAAAATTATCTGAACTTGTGAAAATTATTCGTTTATTATTTCTATTATTTCCAAACATATTAAAAGTATTAAACCGTTGAAACAAACTAAACATACTATTTTCCCTCACTTTCATTTATTTTTTTAATATCTTCACAGAACTTATTGTTTCTATCAACTTGCTTTTCATAGAACTCTATATTTGAATCAATTGCATATTTATAAGCTTTGGCCACTTCTATATCATCATTGTGAACTCTAATTTGCACAGGTTGAGTTCTTTCGATTTTTTGTTGCACAACACAAACAAGTTTTTCTTTAAAAACTATTTGAACTCCTTTGTTTGAGCATCCAACAAAGATAAAACTAAAAAGTAACGATAGTAAAACTGCTTTTTTCATCTTGTTTTATCTCCCCTCGTTTTTCAACTTCTTTGATTAAGGTTTTATATTTTGTAACTACGACTTCTTTTTGTTCTTGTGTAATAGCTTTTTGGACTGATGTTTCTTTTTCAACTTTTAGAGTAAGTTCGTAGCCGTCTATGATATTTTGTTTATCAATCTCATTTTTAGTAATTGTTTGCTTTTGTAATTCAATCGTTGTTTTTAAAGATGTCATATAAAAATACAATGAAAGTAAAATAAATATTGCGATTATGTAATATTTAAATTTGCCAAATAGGGCTGTTATTGCTGTTATCATTTATCTTCTCCATTTTGTCTTAAAAAATAACCTTTTATATGCTTAGCAATAATTGAAGCTGCGTCAATTTCTGGCAAATAAGTTCCTTTTGTGTAACAAACAATATTTCCCAAAATTGAATACATTTCTGAAAAAATCAACAGCCATAGAGAAATAAAAATCAATTGACTTAAATCTATTCCGATTCCTTTCGCTCCAATTGCAATTGTAATTGGGATTATTAAGAGTATAAGTTTACTTGCAACTCCATATTTCATTTTGTTGCTTGTAATTGATTCACCAATTCTTTTTGCTTTCATTATCCCTGTTACATAATCAATGATAATTAATGCCGTAAGAGATAAAATTGATTCTTGCTCTAGTCCAAAATAAACTAAAATAGAGCTAACTATAAATGCAATTGCGTTCCAAATAATTTTCATTGTTGTAATTGTTGCACTTACCTCCATTATATTGACTCCGTAATAGTTGCAATCGCATTCATGTTTCTACTTCTAAAATATACAATTACTGTATCATCTTCGAATACGTTATAGTTTAATCCAGCACCAGGTATAAGTGGATGCCCTGTGTCGTTTGCTGTTGGTGGTGTTTGCGCAGGCCAATATTCAAAAGTCACTTGAGAAACATTGGAAAGTAATGAAAAATTTTTTGGTTCCCAGTTTTCATAAATCGTCTCATTTCTCGTTGTTGTTGCCATATTTTTTCCTTTATTTTAAATTTATTCACCAATGCTTTTTGAGCAATGATTATTTTCTAGCTTACTAAGTAAGTAACAAAGCTTCTTATCAAACCATGTTGCTTCACCATTATCAATCCTTCTACCTATATGAGAGCTAACTGTTTCATCTTGACTCCCATTCCAAAACACGACATTTAGCATTTGGTCAAGAACTAATAAAAACCTCAAGAGCCTTGACCTTTTTTCTATATCGTTTTGAAACTTTTCTAATAGTTCTTTTCTCATAATTTACTAGCCTCGATAAACATAGTGTCTACTTGTGCATTTGTTAGCCCCAAAGACTCTTGCAGTGCTGGAATAAGTTGATTTGTTCTTTGTACTTCACTAGCATATTCCCACTCTATTTGTTGAGCTTTGTTTTGTGATACTAAAAGTTCAACGTCATCTAGTAGCTCTAAAGATAGTAAATATAGCCTAGCCTGTCGCATAGTTATACTTGTAGGCACTATTATTTGGTGTTCTGGTTCGATTGTCACAAATCCGTTATCATATTCAATAAAGACGTGCCCATCTAAAAAAGGTGGGAAATCCTTAAACTCTTCTTTTATTGTATCTATTGTTAAATTTTTTAGTTCTTCAAACATTTTTAATCCTTTTATTACATTATTACAAAGCTAGTTTTTGGTGATGCTACAAATATTTTAAAGTTAAGTACCTCAGGTGAGCCATCAAAATCATCTCCTTTTGCATACAGTTGAACTAAGTCCCCAGCAACTACTGTAATATTTTCTGTGTATGTAATAGTAGTGTATGAACTAGTTGTACGCAGTGTCCCCCGTGCTACCCCATTTACGTATATCTGTGCAACTGATGCTCCTGGGAAGTCTGCGTACATCCCAAAAGATACTGTTATTCCCCCCCCTGTCCCTACAGATACCTCTTTCTTTTTAGTTAAGGTACTACCCCCAATATATACTCCAAGATTAGACTGAGCTTCTAACTTAGTTCCTGCTGTAAGTAATGGTATAGCTTGTATACTATTAGCTAAAACAAACGCAGTAGTTGCTATCTTTGTGCTATTATCTCCAGTAGCAGGGGTAGGTGCCATTGGTGTACCAGTTAATGATGGACTCGCTAAATTTGCCTTACTATTCAACTGTGTTTGAGCATTAGAACTTAATGTATTAATATAGTTTAAATGCGTTGCAGTTGCCGTAACTCCATCTAGTTTATTTAATTCAGCAGCCGTTGCTGTAACCCCCAAAGTTGATAAACTTGTTGCTGGAAGAGAAGCCCAAGCGTATATTCCTGCTGTTGCAGTTGCTTGTAAAAATTTACCATTATTTGCTGTTCCATTTGCGGGTACATGTAAATTTCCATCACCAGCTGGATGAGAGTAATTATTTGCATTAGCTGCGATTGCATTTAATTTTACTTTATCTGTATAACTCATAAATCCATTTGCAGTTGTTGTTGCAGCACTATGAAGATGAGTAGATGCTGAATAATATGATGCCTCTTGTCCATTTAACTTGTGACTGTCTCTTACTTTAATTTCATACAAAGTTGATAGATCACTCCAAGTTGCGCCATTCCACTTTTCAAATTTATTACCAGTGCTGTTCCACTTTTTTGTACCAGCGGGTATATTTGTAGATGTTGTTCCTTCAAACCAAACAGCAATATCTTCATCCCTAGATTTCATTTCTGCTAAAAAGTTGGCGTAAGTCGAGGTTAAAACTGGTAAATTAAAATTTGCATTCATATCAATATCCTTCCGCTGACCATGTAAAGTCGCTTGTTATTCTATTCCCGTTCATGTCGTATATATACACTTTAAAAAAAGTTGGATTTGGAAGATCTTCAAAATCGCAAACAAATGTTTTTCTTGTGGTTCCAAGTGGGGTAATAGTAAGATTTACAATATCAACAAATGTTTTATTGAAATTCACTATTGTTCCTGTTGCATCACTTTCATTTGCTATTGTTTTTCCACTATCACTCTTAATTTTGCTGTCAAGTTTCACTTCCATTGCATTTATTATAAACGCATCGTTTACTGTTCCTGCAAATCTAATTTTTACCTTCACATATCTAAAGGTTGAGCCACTCACTCTTGAAACATTGCTGTTTAAGCTATAAGTTGTTCCATCTGCACTTGTTGAAATATCTATTTCATACCCACCACTTCCCACTCTTTCAAAATCAAGAGTTACACCAACAGTCGTTGAGGGCAAAATAGTTCCATAATCAAATATTTCTTCATAAAATGAAGATGTTGCAAATGGTTGTGCATACAATAAATATCCAGCACTTACTTGAGATTGTGGAGTAGTCCAATTGTTTACAGTAAAGTGTGCTTGAAATGTTTCATTTTTTATACCTAGATAAAGTTTTCCATTATCTAAGATGGCATTATTTTTAGTTCCACCAAAAAGACTAAGCCATAAAGCATTAAGAATATAGTCAGGCGGTTCGTTCACAAGTGCTGTTGTGCTAGAACTTTGGCCTTTGTTCCCTGCTGTATCAACAGGGATTATCCAATAGGTGTAATAGTTGCTTTCACTTTCAAATAGATTTGCAAAAGTAGAATTGTTTGTTCCTATTAATGTTGCAGTTTCGAGCGATTCGCCTTTTTTTATTTCTGCGTGTGAAATTGGTAGTGTTTTTGCTGTTTGATTCCAATATAGTAAAATATTGTTATCAATAACTTTTGAAGTAACAGCAGTTGCAACAGGAACTGTAATAATAGAAGTTGCTGATCTAATTGTTGATTTATTCCCTGCAATATCAACAGCTTGAATAGTAATTGTTTTTGAACTCCAATTTACTTTTGTTGTATAAGTAGTTGTTTTTGCTATTGTTGTAAGATCATCATGGTTTACAATATAGTGTGAAATTGGATAAGTAGAGTTTGACTCTTCCCATTTAATTAGTACGTTCTCACCTTTATATGAAACATTCACGTTTGGAGAAAGAGGAACATCAACTACTATACTTTGGTCAATCGCATCACTTGAAGCAAGTGCAATATTTAACGCTTCAACTTTAAAAGTATGTGTGCCAGCTGTTAATAGCTTATAGTTAAAAGTAGTTGACTTTATATTATCTTCAATTACTACATCATTATGATATATCTTATACCCAACTGCAAAAGCAACCGAAGCCCATGAAATAACTGTATTTGTAGACAACAAGTTAATACTTAAATCTTTAGGTTGAGCAACTTTTGCTAAAAGGCCTTGAAAAGTATGTAATATAGCCTTATCGTTCACTTTTATTTCATATGTTTTACCTCTTGTTAATTGGTTTTTTATCTCATAATTGTTTGTAGATGTTGTTCCTATTTTTCTACCATTTAAATAAATAATATTAGTTAATTTATTTCCATTAAACGATACAACTATCACCTCTTCAACAGTTCCATCATCTTTTTGAATCAAAACCTCTTCGGCTTGAACATTTGTTGTATTATCAATTAATACTATTGGTTCTACATCAATAATTGCATTGTCACTATAAACATCAGGGTTATATTCGATTGCTGTTATTTTTCTTTTTAGATCACTAGCCCTTGTAATTGATGTCACTCTATAAAGGTTTGTTGCTTCGGTATCAAGTCTACCAAGAGCATATACATCAAATTTATTAATTTCCCGCGGGAAATTTCCAATTTCTATCGTATCTGTTACAGTGTTCATATTAACCGAAGGAATATTTATAGTTATGATTTCATCGTCTGAACATCTAATTTGAATTTCATAATCTTCATTGTCTAATAGCTCAACTTCTTGGTCTAGTATCAAATTCCCTTCAAAAACTCCTAAGATTCTTCCATCCGCCAAAGTATTTGTCATATACTTAACCCCTACTTTTATTACATCACCAACATTACAAGCAATTGCATCCACGAAAGCTGTAAAAGATACAGTTTCACTTATGTACCTATTTTTATTTAATAAAAATTTTGCATAAGATGCTGCTATTGCTCTTTTTGTGCAACCATACAAATTGATTGAAGATTTAATTTCCATAGTTTTTGAATCAAAATCATGTGATTGAACCTGAACTGTTTTTGCTTTATAACTATCAGTTTCATCATAGTATGTAACTTCAATAGTATTACTTCGTTCATTATGTGGAATATATGAAATTGAAAATGAACTATCAATAATATTTCCACCTGTAAATAAAAAACCTTGAGTTGGGATATCAACTACTTTTTCAACAATTGGAGTAAAAATACTTCCAAACTGTAATACAATCCCGCGACCTAAAACAGATACCATATTCAAAGCTGATTGAAGCTCTTGTTGTGAATCTAAATATAAGCCAACTGTTAAATTTTTAGCGCTACAAAAGTCAGCCCACTCTTGGAATTTTGTTAAGTTAATATCACTATCAGGAATTCCTTCACGTTTTAATAAATCATAACAAGCCCATGCTGGGTTTGATTTTGGTTTCACAGTTCCTGTATTATTTACTAAACAAGTAACAGTTGGAAAGCTTCCATTTAGCTGGTCCGTAGCCATTGCATTAATACTTAATAGTGCAACACCTGGATAAGCAAAATCATCATAAACAATTTCATTTATATAGTCTAATACTAAACTATTAGCTACTCTTGTATTTGTATCAAAAGCTGTAATTCTTTTAATTTTTACATCATAATCAGACGCAACTAGGTTTTTAAAAGTATAAGATAGTCTCTTACTTGTTTTATAAGAAGTTGAAATAGTCTTACTTTGTGTATTCCATGCTGAATCGCTACATTTTTTATAAGATATTTCAAAAGTAATTGTTTTTGATGTGTAAGAACCATTGTCTTCTATTACAAATAGGCCCGTAGGTAATAGCATAACAATTTCAAGTTCATTTACGCCATTCGAAGTTGTTGTATATGTTGTTTCATAGTTTAATTCATTTAATGCACGACTTAAAGATATGGTTATTGCTGTATCCCTAAAGTTTCCTATTGCTGTTTGATTTATTGTTCCTAATGTTTGGTAAGATGCAATATCGTTAAAATTTCCTATTGCTTGGCCATTAATTTCAATATCACTTATACTATTCACAGCTCCATCGTTTACAGCCATTAAGATATTTAGATGCTGCTTATCATCTTCTAAAGATAAATAGCTAGAAATTATAGGAGGTGTTACTCTTGCTGTTCCTAATAAGATAGGTAAAGTAGCTCCTATTTCTCTAGCATTTGAACCGCCACTATAAGCATAAGTGGGAGAAACTTCATTTAGCGTGGTTGATGTTCCAATGCTAGAAGTTGGTGCTGGCAAAAGTGAATTTATTAGCATACCACCCCCAACAATCACGGCCGCTTGTAATCCTCCGAATATTAGAGCTCCACTTAACCCACCATAAACACCAGCTCCAACCATTCCTGCTGTTGCACCCATCATTGCACCTGCTGCATAAGGTGCAGCAATTGCAAGTGCTACCATTGCCACGATTCTTATGATACTTTTACTACCACCGCCACCACCTGCAGGGATTGGAACTATTGCTAAGAAGTCATTTTCTCTTAAAACATACTCATAGTTTTCTGTAATTTCTCCATTTATTGAAACTACAAATTCTATATCTTCAGCATATGGAATTAATAATTCCCAAATAGGAACACATGAAACGGTTCTTGTGTGTTTTTCATTTGCATTAAAAGGATTTAATATAGTTGTTAGTGTTGCCATTTGTAAAATCCTTTTATTTGGTTTTTTATTCTTTCATCATCAATACTTGTAAGATACGAACTCATATTTTCTCTTGTATCAATAAATCTTTTATCGTCAATCATTACTGCAAAGTGAGTTACCAAGCTTGGATGTTCAGCGTTTACACTCATGGCAACAACTGCATTCTTTTGTTGAGTTGTTAAAGTCCAGTTTTTTGAAATTTCATTTAAATAATTTGCAAAAGTTCTTCTTGGTTGTTCTGCTGTAATTACAGTTTCAGGAAGTTCTATATTTAAAACTTCTTTGTAATCTTC